CTAAAATTTATATTTAATAATTACCTCATCATCAAATAGTTCTATACGTTCAACAAACTCTTTGATGATAAGGATTTTATTTTCTGTAGTTTCAGTTTCCCAATTAAAAGTTTTTAACGTTTCAAGCTTATTAATTAATGACTCACTTTTGGTACCTTCTAAGTTTGCTATATTGGCAGTTAACGCATTTATTTCATTATCAATTTTTTTCATACGTTCATTAAGCATTGTGACATCAAATGTACCATATTGATACAAATCTAGAATTTTTTGTTTTTCGTTATGCTTCTTGGAAATTTGGTTATTAATAGTGGTGATTTTTGATTTTGTTTTATTTTCAACTTGTTTTAATTCACGTTCGATTTTTTTGAAGTCCAATGATTTAAGTGAATCTATTACTTTCTTTTCAACTACTTCTTGTCTGAGACTAGGTTGTTTGCAGTTCCAATCTTTTACTAACGAAGGTAGCATTTTCTTTACTGATCTACACATATAATAATTATATCGATATTTTTTGCCTCCTGATACGTAACGAAATACTTTAGCTCCGCATTTACCACAATAAGTAATCCCTAATAAAAGTCCTAATTGATTTCCATGCTGTTCGCCACCTTTTTGAGCCTTTCTGGCAATAATTTCTTGAGCTTTATCGTACATAGATTTATCAATTATAGGTGTGTGATGGCCATCATACACTTTGCCGTCCCAACTTATTTTGCCAATATATAATGGATTGGTTAGGGCATATTTTACTATGGTTAGTGTTTTTACCTTATCTGGGTATTTTGCAACCATACGTTTTGTTATATATTGCTGTCCTTTACCTTGGTTCACATATAAATCATAGATTTCTTGAATAATTTGCGCTTCGTAATCATTGATAATTAATTCTCCATCCACATAATCGTAACCTAAGGGAACAATGCCACTTCCGTGATAGTATCCTTGTTTTGCACGTTCTGTTCTTCCCATGTGCATTCTTTCTGTAATTGTGTCTCGCTCTAATTGTGCAAAAACGGATAGCATTCCTATCGTCGCACGGCCAAAAGGTGTTGATGTGTCAAAGCTTTCTTGCATGCTGATAAAGTCTACATTATTTTTTAGAAATACATCTTCAATTAAATACAATGTATTCTTTTGTGAACGTGAAAGCCTGTCTAATTTATAGACTAGAACCACATCAATTTTTTTATTTTGAATATCAGATATCATTTCTTGTAATGCAGGGCGCTCCATTTTTGCTCCTGAAAACCCTGGATCAGTATATATTTTTGTAACTGCCATATCTTTTGCTTTTGCAAAAGCTTTTAGTTTATCTGTTTGTGCGGGAATGCTGTATCCTTCCTTGGCTTGTTCCATTGTGGATACACGTATATACAATGCTGCACGTTTCATATAAAATTGCTCCTTTCAAAATAAATACTAGTTGTTTTCATCAATATTTTCTAACTGTAAAAACAATTTGGCGTAGTCGGATTTTAACTCCTGATATTCTTCTTCGGTAAATATATAGCTAGGTCCAGTGCGAAGGTTTAAATTTATATATTCGATATTTAGTTCATCGCATAGTCTTTTTTCAACATCATATTTATTCATAGTATAGTTCCTTTCGAATGTATGTTCTTACTTTTTGAAAAAGAAAAGCCCTAAGGCTATTCCTTTTACTTGAACAAATCCCAAAAGCTAAAAGTTGTTTTATTATACACTTTATTATACATAGCTTTTTTGGGGTTCTTAATGAAACCAGTTCCTTTTTGCCCATAACCAGGAATTATTGCTTTTTTAAGCTTACGTTTAGCTTTTCCAGTAGTACGAGCACTTATTGATTTTTTTATACTTGGTTTACGCATTCCTACTTTCATATTTGTTTCCTTTCATCTAGTAAACTTAATCTAATGACAATTCAGCTTGTAATGCCTTGTATTTTGAGACAATTTCAGCTTGTTTAGTATCATAAAGTGCTGAATATGTTTTATAACTTCCTGTTGGATTAGTGGCCAGTTCTTTAAATTCTATGGCATTTAAATAAAATTCTTTAACGCTATCAAATTCACTTTCCAAAGATTTATTCTTCATTTTTTTTAATTTTCCAAAAGTATCTTTAGCCTCATTTTCTTGATCCTTAATTTTTGCTAGTGTTCCTTCTTTAACAAATAAATCCTCTTGAGCAGCTATAGCACTATTAAAATCAGAATAAGCTTTTCCATCAATAAATGCATATTTATCAAAAATAGCTTGGTTCCATACTTTCAGATACTTTAGTCCAACTTTGTCAGATGAAACGACTAAATCATAACTTTGTTTTGTTAATGTAGATAAAGATTCTGAGTATTCTTTATTGCTAGAACCACATCCAGTTAGTATTAATATGCCTACCATACAAACAATTACACTTAAAAGCATTTTAAACTTTATTTTCATTTTTAAAACTCCCCATTTCTGATATAATGTATTTATTGAATAATTCTCATAAATGAGGAAAGAGTTCCGTGTTGTAGCACGGGGCTTTTTTATTGTAAATTTGTATTTAAAATCATGACTGACAAATCATTAAACTCAAAAATTCTCCCTTTATAAAAATGGGTATCACCAAATTTTTGTTGATAATAGGCGAGTACATTTTTTAGCGTTTCAACGTCTACCCCTAAAAATTCAGCGCACGTGTAATGATTACTGAATCCTGATTCTGAACACTTAATTAAATCATCTAAAGTGACTAATTGTTCTAAAGCATATTGTCTAGCTTTTAATTCTTGTTTGCGATTTTCTAAACAATCCTGGTTTAATATATCGCCAAACGAAGTATCATGGTGACCAAGTTCTTCAGCTAGCACATTTCTTTTTTCAACTAGACTCAACGATTTTTCAATATAAATTCTACCATCACGGTACAATCCATAGCATCCAGTATTTTGAAACAAATTTGTTTCAATAACTGGTGCTTTTTTCTGTACCTCTGACACCAACAGTTCATATTCGTTCATAAAATACTCCTGAAAATTATTCTTTATCATCTGATTCATCATCAAAAAGATGTTTACATTCTTTTTGCTTTCTATCATAATCAGCATCCACTTTATCTAGAAATTGATTAATTTTAAGTTTCTCTTCATCAGTAAATACTTTATCAGGATCTGGTGAATGCGCAGCTAAAGTATCGTATTTTTTCTTGTTAATGTTAACCACATTATTAGAAGATTTATTTTGTTGTGCTAATTGTTCTTTCGCAGTATCATATACAATTTTTTGTCTTTCTGGTTCTAATTGATTATATGTTTCTTCTATAGAAGAAACGGGTTTAATACTTTTTTCAATTCCAAGCATATAGTCTGTAGATATATTAAATATTTCAGCAAGTAATTTAAGCTCTTTTCCTCTAGGGAGACTATCACCGCTTTCCCATTTTGAGACAGTTGTGTAATTTTTATATCCTAACATCTCAGCCAGTTCAGTTTGAGTTAGATTTTTTGTTTCACGTAAGTTTTTCAGTCTTTGAGCAAAGATAGTACCATGTGTGTCTTTCATTAAGTTCACCTCACTTTCATGATTACAGTATATCCTTAGTATGAATTAAAATCAACATATAATATATAGAAAACACTATAAAATAAAAAAATATGAAAATAATTCATAAAATGTTTGACTATGAATTTAATTCATGTTAGGATGTTTTTGTAAACAAAAGGAGGTGAGAAAAATGGTTAATATTGCTGAATTAAGAATGAGACATGGAAAGATGTCTCAAAAAGAACTTGCTAAGGAGTTAGGAACAGAGCAAGCAAATATTAGTCGGTGGGAAAATAATCCATTGAGTATGAACTCTAAGAATCTCATCAAAGTAGCTTTATATTTCAATGTTTCTATTGATGATTTGTTAGGGGTAGATAAATCAGCTTAATTTTTTTTAAATATTATATGAATTTAATTCATATAAGGAAGGATGTGTTCTATTTGTCAAAAGAAATAAAAGTACGATCATTTTTAGCTGATGGTACAGAAATTTTTGTTAATCCAAAAACAGGAATGTATGACCCGCCAGTATCACCGCCTATTGAAAGTCAGAAGCGTGTGCTAGACATTATCAATAATAGACGAATTGCAGATGCAGAACGAGCGAATATCACTAAGGTTGTCTGATTATGGGGTATAGCGAAAGACAACAAAAACAAATTCTAAAGTGGATTCAAAATGATAGAAGGGCTATTCAAGAAGATCGTGAAGCCTTAAAAAAAGCTGACATGTTGACTAGTAGGAAAATGGAGCAATTTCAAAGTGAATTAGAATTCTTAAGGGAAATGGAGTTAGAGAATAAGGGGCAACGTCTATGAGAGCTTTAACGATAATAACCACGACAGTATTTAGTCTAATAGCGTTAGTTGATATATTTACTGGTCATTTTATTCAAGCCGGAATGTTTGGTGTCATAGCATTGTTTGCCAGCGTTGCTTACAGGAGGCGGTTGTGATGAAAGAGTTGTATAGATCACGCTTACTAGGCGCTTTCATAGGGTTAGCTATAGTTGGGGCAATATTAGCACTAAGTACTCCTGTGGGATGGTTAGTGGCTATAGCTGGTAGCGCAAGTCTTACATGGTTTGCAAATGATACAGAAGTCCAGTGGGATTTATATGAAAAAACGATTGAAAGGAAAGAAAAAGATGTTGAATGAAAATGAGGCTTTCTTAGTGCGTGAAACCGTCCGAGAAAAGGTTGAATCATTGCAAGACACAGTACGCCATGAAAGTGCTAAACACCCAATGAAACAAGATATCCATACGTTAAAACATTTTCAAAAAGAATTGGATTGTTATGAAATAATCTATCAAAAAATGTTAAATGAAGTGGGATGTTAAACGATGAATGAAATCGAAAAAAGAGCCTACCTCGTTTGCAGACGAAGTCAGGCACTAAACAAAATATATGTAACTAAATAATAACACGGAAAGTAGGGATTTAAAATGAAAAAATATTATCACGTAAAAACGAAAGAGGCATACGATAGCTTAATGGCGTTTTTGGAAGTCCAAGGGTATAACTGGGTTTCTGGTAGTAAACTAACGGCATTTAATTCATGGAAAGTCTATAAAGAAAACACAGTAATTTGTGCTGTTAAAGAATCTAAATGCTTAACGTATGGAAATTTTGAAACACGTACACAAGATGGGATTACTTATTTAATTGAGTGGACAGGTGAACCAGAGGATTTAATTGAGGTTTCTAGAGAGTTTGACGAGTGGGTTCAGAAAGCTAAAACTGCTTGTAGCGATTATAGAGATTATAGAGATGACCGTTGGAAAGAATGGTGTGTATGGCAAATTAACAAGATGGGGTGGAGTCATTGGTTAGAAGAGCCTATTACGCACAAACGAATACAAGATGAACGCGGGATTCATCCTATATGGACAACAGAGGTAATCAGAAACAAAGAACTATACACACGAGCTATTTTAGACGGTTACACAGTCAAAAAAGAAAAGCTTTATGAAATCCCGTTACCTTATTTAGAAACAAGTGATGGTGAGGCACAGTATCTAAGCTTTAAAGATAAAAAATGGTTTGCTAGTAGAAAAAATACTTGGTTAAAACAACAATTTACTGAACTAGAGTTAGAAAATATGGTGTCGAAATTTTATCGTAAACTAGCTGTGGAAGTTGGTGTAGTCTAATGGCAGTAAAAATAAATAAATTAGAAATAGAAAACGTTAAACGTGTTAAAGCCATTCAAATTGAGCCAACGCAAAACGGGTTAACAATTGTCGGGGGAAATAATAACCAAGGTAAGACAAGTGTATTAGATGCCATCGCATGGGCTTTAGGAGGAAATAAGTATAAACCTTCAAATCCCTATCGCGAAGGTTCAGTAAATCCTCCTAATCTTAGAATTACCATGAACAATGGGTTGGTCGTTGAACGAACTGGTAAAAATAGTACTTTGAAAGTGATTGATCCAAGTGGTCAAAAAGGCGGACAACAATTGCTCAATAGCTTTGTAGAAGAATTAGCGATTGATTTACCTAAATTCATGGAATCAACAAGCAAAGAAAAAGCGGCAACTTTATTACAGATTATTGGTATTGGTGATCAATTAATGTTGCTAGATCGAAAAGAACAAGAAATATATAACGAACGCTATCAAGTTGGTCGTATTGCAGATCAAAAGAAAAAGTTCGCTGAAGAACAAATTCATTATGCTGATGCACCAAAGGAATTAGTATCAACTTTTGATTTAATTCAACAACAGCAAACTGTGCTAGCTAAGAATGGTGAGAATCAAAAAAAGAGAGAAAATGTTCAACGCCTACAAACACAGTTTGATTATGAAACGCAGGAAGTTGAAAGAGTGCGTCATCAGTTAGCGCAAATGGAAGAAAAGCTCAAAATCACAGAAAGTGATTTAGCAACAGCGAAAATGTCCGCTCAAGATTTACAAGATCAATCAACTACTGAATTAGAACAAAATATTCAAAATATTGACGAAATCAATCGTAAAGTTCGAGCAAATCTTGATAAAGAAAAAGCTGAACAGGAAGCTGAAGACTATTTAAATCAGTACAAAGAATTATCTGATGCAATTGATCTTATACGTGAAGAGCGTATGAAGTTATTAGAAAACGCTGACTTGCCACTACCTGAATTGTCAGTAAAAGATGGTGAGTTGGTTTATAAAGGACAGCAGTGGGACAACATGAGTGGTTCAGATCAATTAAAAGTTTCAACTGCAATCGTACGCAAACTAAAACCTCAATGTGGCTTTGTTTTGTTAGATAAATTGGAACAGATGGATATGATTACACTTAATGAATTTAGTCAGTGGCTGCAACAAGAAGGATTACAAGCCATTGCTACCAGAGTGTCTACTGGGGAAGAATGTAGCATCATTATTGAAGATGGATATGTAACTGAAAATAAATTAGTTGAGGGCGGAACCCCACCTCAACAAGTACAACCAACATGGACGAAAGGAGAATTCTAATTTATGAACATTACACGTGGAGTAATTGCGAAAGCACAAAAATCAGTAATTTATGGACCCGAAGGAATTGGAAAATCTACTTTGGCAGCCGAGTTTCCAGATCCATTATTTATTGATACTGAAGGAAGTACTAATAATATGAACGTTGCTCGAATGGATAAACCAACTAGTTGGAGTATGTTGATGCAACAGATTGAATTTGTTAAGCAAACTATGCCATGTAAAACATTAGTTATAGATACAGCAGACTGGGCAGAACGTTTGTGTATTGAGTTTATTACTAGTAGCGCAAATAAAACAAGTATTACCCAATTTGGTTATGGAGAGGGCTTTATAAAATTAGAAGAAGAATTTGGGCGTTTCTTAAACAAGCTATCAGATTTAACGGAACTAGGAATTAACGTTGTTCTTACAGCTCATGCCAAAATTGTAAAGTTTGAACAGCCAGATGAAATGGGTGCTTATGATCGGTGGGAATTAAAATTAGGTAATAAGACGACAGCTAAAACAGCCTCAATAACTAAAGAATGGGGAGACATGGTTTTATTTTGTAATTACAAAACTTTATCTATTGCTGCGGATGATAAAGGAAGTAAGTTTAAAGGTCAAGGTGGAAAACGAGTTATTTATACGACACATCATCCAGCTTGGGATGCTAAGAATCGTTTTAGTTTACCCGATGAAATGGACATGAGCTTTGCTGGATTAGCACATATTTTTGCGCCCAAGAATCCTTTGCCAGTGCAACAACCAGTAATGGAACCGCAAGTACAAGAGAATCATCAAGAATTACAGTCAGAACCACAAGTACAATCTATTAACGATTCATCGGTTGACTATACAGGTATTCCACAAAACTTAGTCGATTTAATGAAAGCTAACAACGTTTTACCAGAAGAAATTATGGTAGCTACAGAGTCTAAAGGTTATTACCCAACAGGTACGCCAATTCAGAATTATGATATTGGTTACATTGATGGCGTATTGGTTGCAGCTTGGCCAGATGTTTTTGCGATGATTCAAGAAATTAGAAAACAAAAAGTAAACTAGGAGGAAAAAATAATGACACAACAATTTCAGCAAGATAGAGAACTAGGATGGGATGATACTATCCAACAAGATAATGATGGAGGCTTATTGTTAGAGCCAGGAGATTATATTTTTGAAGTAGTTAAATTCGAAAGATCTCGTTATACACCTAGAAGTGGGGATGCAAAACTTCCAGCTTGTAATATGGCTAAATTAGAATTGAAAATCCAAACAGCTCAAGGGGCAGCCATCGTCTTCAATAATTTATATTTGCATACTTCTACAGAAGGGTTATTGTCCGCTTTCTTTGCTTCAATTGGCCAAAAGAAAAAAGGAGAGCCGTTACAAATGAATTGGACTTTAGTTCCTGGATCAAAAGGTGCAGTAAAAATTAAACATCGTTCATATAATAACAACACATACAATGATGTAGAACGTTTCTACCCAAGTGACGACAGCTACTATCAAACAAAAGAAATGCCTGAGATTGTTAAACAGTTACAACAGCCAATTCAAGGAACTCAACCAGGAATGCCACAACAAAACAATTGGCAAGCACCACAGGCACCACATCCAGCTCAACAGCCAACTCAGGGATATCAACCAGGAGCATTTTAGGAGGAAAATACTATGAGCAAAGAAATCGAATTAAATTTATCCAAATTAGCTAATGGAGCAATTCAAGAAAAATTAGATGGTGAATTAAAAAAGTTGTTTGAAAATATTCATGATCCGAATACTTCTCCAGTTGCTAAGCGAGCAATCACTATTAAGTTAGAATTTAAACCAGATGAAAATCGTCAAGTAGTTTCAATGACAAGTGATTTTAGTTTGAAATTAGCACCAGTTGATGGAGTGAATACAACGGTATTAACAGGAAAAGATTTAAATACAGGACAGATTGAGGCACACGAGCTTCAATCTTCAGTCCCTGGTCAAACGTATATGGATCCAGAAACAGGGGAAACCAAAACAGATATTGGTGAACCAATTGATGTAATTGAAAAAGAAGAAGCAAGACAACAACAAATTATAGACTTACAAAAGAAAAGAGGATAATTTAATGACAATGACTAAAGAGGCAATTCAGTATTTGATGGAACAAGGAATCCAACCAGAAAATCGATTGATTAATTTTGATAATGACGAACGTTGGATTTTAGTAGATGCTGCAGGCCAAGGAAAAGAAATTTTACCGCGAGTTTTCACGGCCGAAGAACCACTAAGAATTAATACACTAAGTGGATTAGTGAATTATATTAAAGCAAATTTAGAGAGAGAATCAAAAAAACTAATTGTGCATATTAAAAATGAAGCGACAGTTTCAGTAAAAGGTTTGCTTGAAGTAAATGGGGAACGCGAAACGTTAGCAGTTGCTCAAGCGATTATCCCAACATTTAATTTTGATTGTTTCATGGATACTGAAACATTCAACATCGCTTTACAATCAAAATTTGTTAAAAACAAAGATCGTGGTATTCTTTTGCAAGTTGTTGGCAATGTTGCCGAAGAAAACGTAAAAACTACAGGTGACGACGGTGTTAGTCAAGCCGTGACTATTAACCAAGGTGTTGCATCTAAAGCGGATGTGCGTGTTCCTAATCCAGTAGAACTTGCGCCATATCGGACATTTTTAGAAGTCGAACAACCTGAAAGTCAATTTATTTTCCGTATGAAAGATGGCCCTCGTTGTGCAATCTTTGAAGCTGATGGTGGGGCATGGAGAAATCAAGCAATTACCAATATTCGAGAGTATCTAAAAGATGAACTATTTGAAGAAATTGATTCTAATCGTATTACGATCCTTGCATAGAAGGTGACGGTAATGAAGCTAAGACCATATCAAGAGGAAGCGCGTTCTGCTGTTCAAAATGAATGGCAGAATAACAAAAAGAAAACATTATTAGTTTTGCCTACAGGCTGTGGTAAAACGATAGTATTTAGCAAAATCATTGAAGACCGTGTAAGGGCAGGCGAGCGTGTGCTCGTCCTTGCTCATCGTGGTGAATTATTAGATCAAGCCTCTGACAAATTAGAAAAGTCAACAGGGCTAAAAACAGCAACTGAAAAAGCAGAACAGACTAGTCTAGGCAGTTTTTTAAGAGTAGTTGTTGGTTCTGTGCAAACCATGCAACGAGAAAAACGTTTAAGTAAGTTTCCACCAGATTATTTTGACACTATAGTAGTTGATGAAGCTCACCACTGTATTAGTGAAGGGTATCAACGAGTATTAAAACACTTTGATGAATCGAATGTATTAGGTGTAACGGCAACACCAGATCGTGGAGACATGAGAAATCTAGGTTCTTATTTTGAAAGTTTGGCCTATGAGTATTCATTAGTGCAAGCTATCAAAGAAGGATATCTATCACCAATAAAGGCCCTAACTATTCCTTTAAAATTAGATTTATCAGGTGTAAAACAGCAAACTGGCGATTTCTCTACTAAAGATTTAGGAACGGCATTAGATCCATACTTGGAACAAATTGCTGAAGAAATGGTTAAACACTGCATAAACAGGAAAACAGTTGTTTTTTTACCATTAGTTAAAACTTCCAAGAAATTTAGAGACATTTTAAATAGTAAAGGTTTTAGAGCTGCAGAAGTAAATGGAGATTCAAAGGATCGTCAAGAAATTTTAGAAGATTTCGACAATGATAAATATAACGTACTCTGTAACTCAATGTTACTAACAGAAGGCTGGGATTGTCCTTCGGTGGATTGTGTAGTCGTTTTAAGACCAACAAAAGTTCGATCCTTATATTCTCAAATGATAGGACGTGGCACACGTTTATTTCCTGGAAAGGAAGAATTATTGCTTTTAGATTTTTTATGGCATACAGAAAGACATGAGCTATGCCATCCAGCGCATTTGATAGCAAATAGTGATGAAGTAGCTAAAAAAATGACTGAAAACATTGAAGAAGCAGGTGCCCAAGGTTTCGCTATGGATATTGAAGAAGCTGAAGTTCAAGCAGAAAAAGATGTTATTGCAGAAAGAGAAGAAGCGTTAGCAAAGCAGCTTGAAGAAATGCGTAAGCGTAAACGAAAATTAGTTGATCCTCTTCAATTTGAAATGTCTATCCAAGCGGAAGATTTAACAGGTTATGTTCCTAGTTTTGGATGGGAAATGGGGCCGCCTTCAAGTCAACAAGTTTCAGCATTAGAAAAATTAGGAATATTACCAGATGCAATTGATAACGCTGGTAAAGCTAGTCTAATACTTGATCGATTACAAAAGAGAAAAGAAGCTGGGTTGGCAACACCTAAGCAAATCAGATTATTGGAACAACGTGGATTTAAGAATGTCGGTACATGGTCCTTTGATGGTGCAAGTAAAATGATTAATCGCATTGCTGCAAATGGATGGAGATTACCAAATGGTATTAATCCAAAAACATATCAAGAAGGTGGTACGCATGCCGTTTAAAAACAAACAAATTGAACGGTTAGTTTATATAGTAGAAAACATTCCTGATTGGGAAAATAATCCTACACTTGTTGAAGAGGTAAAAAAGCTACGTAAGCCTTCACAAGAAGGCATTCATAAGTCGAAGACCAGAATAAGAAACAGGGCAATGGCAAGATATCGTTTATATGAAAATGGTAGTTATGTTACTACCCAGTCGATTAATATGCTATCGGAATACACTGGTCTTTCAGAAATATCATTATATCAAATGCTGGATGTTGAGAGAGTAAACCGTGATGGTGTGCGTAGAAAAATTGAAAGATTGAAAAATTAACCAGAAGGGAGTGGAGGTTTGGTCGACCACAAAGAATTCTTTACTCCTTTGAAATTATGATAGTATGGGCACTATTTGATAGTGGGAACGGATGTTATAAACGTTCTGCACAAAAGTTTGAAGATATAGAAATATACAGCATAGGTTTGGATATTGAAAACAAGAATGACCATTTTATTCATCTGAATTTAGCGGACTATTCTTATATGTTCAACGATAATAAATTATTCAAAGTTTTAGACAAATTACCAAAGCCGGATCTAATTATTGCAAGCCCACCGTGCGAAAGCTGGTCAGTAGCTAGTGCAATGAAAAATGGGAATGCTTGTTGGAAAAGAGAAGATGTAACAGATAATTTATTTGCACCACAGATATTACCAAGCCCGTTTACTATAAGAACCACAAAAGATTACGAAGATACTAATTATGTTTATGAACGACAATTTTTAAAAAGAGTGAATGGAGAGTTAACGGTTTTTAATACTATAAAAATTATAAAAAAGTACCAACCCAGATATTTCATTATTGAGAACCCGGCTAATGGTAAAATTTGGGAATATATTGAAGATGTCTTGAATTTTAAACTACCATTTAAAAATTTAACCAGGTATAACAATTATGATTATCCATTACAGAAGCCTACGAAATTTGCCAGTAATATTCATTTGGGATTGAAAAATAAAGTTATTAAACAAGAAATTGCCTGGGGCAATTTTTCCAAAAGCTATAATGAACGATCAAATATTCCAGAAAAATTAGTGGATGACATATTTAAAAAAGTTTTAGAGAAAAATAAATAGAAAGGAGCGGAGGTTTGCGGCCGCATTAAAAAGCTTTTTGCTCCTTAAAAACGATGAAATTAACAACAGAAAAAATAAATGAACTGCTAGGTGTTGATGATGCCTACAAAGCGCCAGAAGCGCTCATGAATATATTACTAAATCGTGATAAACGAGAAATCGTGTTTAACAAATTTTTAGAAATAGAAAATGACTTAACTTTCGATTGGTTTCACGAATATTTTCAAGACGAACACGCTGATCGGAAAGTCAAGAAACAAGATTTTACGCCAAATTCTATTGGCGAAGTGATTGCAAAAATCGTAGGACCTGGAAGCGGATTGACACATGAAGTAGCTTCTGGGACAGGTGGAATGATCATACAAAAATGGCGAGCAGACAGACTATCTATTGGTTTTTTTGAATATAAACCATCAATGACTTTTTACGATTTAGAGGATCTTGAAGAAGACGGCGAAGTATTGTTAATCGATGGTAGCTTGATTTAGGAGGAATAGCGATGAATAAACAAGAATTGATTGAAGAATTAGAATGCATAGAAGTTTCTACAGACAGCCTTGATTATTTGAAAGGTGCTGACTATGCCAACGAAAGAGCAATTAATTTAGCAAAACAACTAGATGAACCGATAAAAGTTGTTGTTCCGAAGTTTGTTGCGGAATATATAGAAATAAGAAAAAGACATTATGAAGTAGGAGGCCTAGGTGCTGCAATCATTAAAGTTTTAAGGTCATGTAATGAAACTGATTTAGCATCTTGGATGAATAACAATACTGAAGTATTTGCTCGTGCATGGCTTGACGGCTACGAAGTCGAGAAAGAGCCATTTTATTATGTGAAGTTGCCTGGTGTGGGTTATTTGAATAATGCAGACGGCGGGATAAAGCATACAGAGAAAGAAATTAAAGCTATCGACGAGCGTTATTGGACATTTGCTGTGAAAGTTGATGGTGAATAGATGAAATATAAAACTAGATATAGCAGCATTGTTCCGAAAGGACAAATAGGTGAGTGCATCGACAAAGTAGATGGTGAATTATTAGCTTTATTAATAAAGTTTGGTAACGGTGAAGTATTTTGGTTTATGAAAAGAGATTTAATTGAAGTGGAGGATAAGTAATGCTAAGTTATCCAGAAGTTTATATCTTAGGAAGGCAAGTTGATGGCGTTTACGTTGAGTATTCAGAGCCATATCTTTCAAAAATAGAAGCTGAACTTGATAAATATCACCATGAAACTGGTCAATCAATGTCACAAGATGCTGGTTCTTGGAAAATTTTAAAGTACGGTAGACCGATAACGGTCGAATTAAACAACAAAATTAAAAAAGAGAGCTGAACATATAAATGGAGAACAAGTTAGATTTAATTGAGTTACTAGAATACATTGACCCAGCTTCTCTTGGTTACCAGGAGTGGGTCAATGTTGGAATGGCGCTAAAACAAGAAGGGTACACAGCTGTCGATTGGGATCAATGGAGTCAATCAGATAGCCGATATCATTCAGGAGAATGTTTTAAAAAATGGGAGTCTTTTCAAGGAACCTCTTCACCAATTACGGGTGCTACAATTACACAGTTGGCCAAAGAAAATGGATGGACTTCGCCATTCAAATCAGGAGATGGTGGCCATGAGCTGGATTGGAATGATACTTTACAAAAAGATGACCTGGTTATTATTGACCGAAATTGGATTGAAGGAAAAGAAATTCAGGAACCTAAGAAGTGGGAGCCAGCGAAAGAAATTATTCGCTATTTAGAAACATTGTTTGAACCGTCTGAAACAGTGGCTTACAATGTCCAGTCGTGGCAAGACGAAGATGGAAAGTGGAAGCCTTCTAACAAAGGTGCATATGACAGAACTGCCGGTCAGTTAATCGAAGAATTGACCCATTGCGGGGATGACATTGGAGCAGTACTAGGAGACTATAATGAAGAAGCTGGGGCTTGGATTCGTTTTAATCCTATGGATGGAAAAGGCGTAAAAAATGACAATGTAACAGAATTTAGATATGCATTAGTAGAGTCTGACAATATGGGGCTTGAACAACAAAATGCTATCATGCGAGAACTAGAGCTTCCTATTGCTGCCATGCTGTATAGCGGAAAGAAATCAATACATGCTATCGTTCGAGTAGATGCAGATAACTACGCTGAATATAGAAAGCGTGTTGATTACTTATATGATGTCTGCAAAAAGAATGGGTTAACGAATGATAATCAAAATAGAAATCCTTCTCGTTTAAGCAGAATGCCTGGGGTACTGCGTGGAGACAAAAAACAATTTATCATCGATACCAATTTAGGGAAATCTACTTGGGACGAGTGGAAAGAATGGATTGAAAGCGTTAATGATGATTTGCCTGATCCAGAAAGCCTAGAAGATTTGTTCGCAAAGCCAATTGAATTAGCACCAGAACTAATTAAAGGCATGCTAAGACAAGGCCATAAGATGCTTATAGCTGGTCCATCAAAAGCCGGAAAATCTTTTTCGTTGATACAATTAGCTATTGCAATTGCTGAGGGTCGCCAATGGTTCGGTTTTGATTGCGAAAAGGGAAAGGTGTTATATGTAAATCTTGAGTTAGATGAACGGTCCGCAAAAGTTCGTTTTGTTGATATCTATGAAAAATTAGGTCAGGGCCACTCCAATGTATCAAATATTGATATATGGAATTTACGTGGGAAGACAAGTCCAATGGATAAATTGGCGCCTAAGTTGATTAGACGTGCACAGAAATCTAATTACATGGCTGTGATTATTGATCCAATCTATAAAGTTCTGACTGGGGATGAAAATAGCGCCCATGAAATGGCCAAGTTTACCAACCAGTTTGATAAAATAGCTACGGAATTAGATTGTGCAGTAATTTATTGCCATCATCATTCAAAAGGATCGCAAGGAGGTAAAAATTCAATTGATCGTTCAAGTGGTAGCGGAGTATTTGCCAGAGATCCTGATGCGATTTTAGATTTAATCGAGTTACCTATTACAGAAGATAGGTATATGGCTTTAGAGAATGAAGCGATTTGTCAGACTTATGAACAAGCAATAAGAAAATATAATCCATCATATAACGTTATTAGCCAAGATGATGTGTTTAGTACAAAACAAATGGGAATGCACTTAATGAGTGCAATTAAATCTCAAGCTATTTTACAGGAAGTTGAATTAGAAAGACAAAAGGCAGTTCGTGCAGCTCGACAATGCACGGCTTGGAGAATTGATGGCACGCTGCGAGAATTCCCTAAGTTTGATCCTATCAATGCATGGTTCAAATATCCTATTCATGTCCTCGATGATTCATTGAAAGATATTTCGCTAGAAGACAATCCTAAAGAAAACTGGAAAAAAGGTGTTAGTAAGTCTAATCAATCAAGAAGTGAAAAATCTAAGCAAGAGCTAGAAACAGCGTTCAGTGCATTGTCTATGGATGGTGGACCAGTAGAAGTTAGTGAAGTAGCTGAGTATTTAGATATGTCTAGGCAATCAATCTATAACAAGGTAAAAAAACATGGTGGCTATAAAATAATAGAAGGATATGTCGAAAAAATGAAAAAAGATTAACGTAAACAGCTATTAGATATTTACTAGCTTAATATAAAACACTCTATCCGTTGTAAGCTATTTAGCTATTTAAAGCTATTTACAGTCAAAAAACATTGTTATACCGCTGTCCGCTACCCTTATCAATAGCTCCCTTTCAGGGATAGCTATTGATAAAAGGGTGGAGCGTGACAAAAATAGAATTTGAAAGAATGAAAAATATTGGACTATACCAAAATAAAATAACAAGAAACGAGGCTGTGTGATGGATGAATTTTTAGAAATCTATCGTCAATTAGGACAAAAAAATAAAATATTCGTTGAAATTCTATTCTATGCATATATTGTTTTTGGCACTCAAAATAAATCAATGATTGAAGTTGCTAAAAGTAACAGGAAGACTGTCAATGGAAAAAGGACGGTCAAATATGAAATTGAGGTGATGCTTGATGATTGAATTTTTTCTAAACATAATTCCGCCAGAAACTACCCATCAGCAGAAGAAAGTCCACGTAGTGAAAAACAAGCCAGTATTTTATGAGCCAGACGATTTGAAAAAGGCACGTGCTAAGTTGATGGCTCACTTATCGAAACATGTACCGAATGAAAAATTTGAGGTGCCTGTTCGGATGATGGTGAAGTGGTGTTTCCCAGTTGTGGGCAATCATAGTAATGGTGAGTACAAATATACAAAACCCGACTTAGATAATAGTAATAAGCTGTTGCAAGACTGTATGACAAAACTGAATTTCTGGAAAGATGACAGCTATGTTGTCAGTTTAATCACTGAAAAGTTTTGGGCAGATGTTCCAGGGATTTATATCAAAGTGGAGGCGATTGAATGAATTGGTCCAATGTATTTATAGATATTCAACAATGGATGGCTGATTCTAACCATATATCTAAAAAATATCCAATCACTTCAGATAAATACTGGGATTGGTTAATACAGTCAATCGGAGAATTAGGAAATCGCTATAACAATCATCCAGTTGTATTAGCATTCTTAACGGTATTGATCAAAATTCAAGAAGATAGTTATAAACAGGTTGTGGGAGGTAATGCCAATGGCTGAAGGACTAAGCAAACATCAAATTGAGATTATCACAGCTAAAGTTCTTGAAATTCAAGAAAAGAAAAAGAAAGAAACAAAAAGAGAAAAAAGAGACTGGAAATTAAGAAATACAAATTTGCTATTGAAAAATTATCGTATGTTAAAAAAACATTGCGATAGCATTGTTCCGACTATTCAAGATTACGAAATAAGCGTATTTGATTCAGAAGCTTTAAACTTAGATACATTAATGAAATATAAAGCTCGGACAAAAGAAATGCTTGATTATTTTGATTTAATGTTTTCGTCCTACAATAATTATTGCAGAAGTAATGGCGATGCAGCGGAGAGAAGATTCGATATTATAAAATCAGTTTATATAGAAGATGGTAATTTCAGAAAATCTAAATCAGAGATGGCCTCTTATTATGCTATCGATTTTCGAACGGTTGATCGAGATATCAAGAAAGCTACGGATGAGTTATCTATATTCTTGTATGGAATCGATAGCTTGGATGATTTAGCAAATGTCTTAAAGTTGTCTTGAACATGCCCTATTCAAGATGTTACTATGGTAGCATGAAATAAATACGTAAAAACAAAGACATCTCTTTCGAGGTGTCTTTTTACATTGAAAGAAGGTGAATATCATGGCTGAATCAAAGCAAAGCCAGTTGATTAATGAAATAGCTGATTTAGCATCAGATCTTATGAGTGAGTGGCCATCCACTCGAAATAAGCAAAAAGAATTCGTGTTAGCATATGTTTCAAATGGTTTTATCAATGGAACAGAGGCTGCAAAAAAAGCAGGGTATAGCGCTAAAACGGCAGGAACTATTGCTTCTAACCTATTAACAGGAATGAAAAAGTATGAACACATCCCTCCTGTTATTGAAAAACTGAAGAATGCTTATGATGAAAGAGCGATAGAATTATCTATAGCATCAGGAACTGAAGTTCTGCAATATCTCACTTCTGTAATGCGTGGATCTCAAAAAGAGCAAACCTTAATCGGTCTTGGCGAAGGGGCTCAAGGATTAACTGATATTGATGTTGGAGCCAAAGAAAGGCTAAAGGCTGCTGAACTACTGGGCAAACGTCATGCGCTGTTCACTGACAAGCAACAAATAGAAGTTACTGAAATGCCAGTATTTGTTGATGATATCGGTGATGATGATGGTTAAGAAAAAACTATCAGAATTATTACCGAAAAAATTTCATTCGGTATGGAGAGCCACTCTTAATTCGGACATACTCAATATTGTTTGTAAGGGTGGACGTGGTTCTGGTAAATCATCAGATATCGCACATATTATTACTCAATTACTTATGAGGTATGCTGTCAATGCGGTTGGCATTCGATATGTTGATAATACATTAGAACAATCAATCTACGAGCAAATGAAGTGGGCGATTGAACAGCAAGGGGTAACGCATCTATTTAAATTTAATAAATCGCCGTTGAGAATCACATACATACCTCGTGGTAATTATATGATTTTCAGAGGTGCCCAAAATCCTGAAAGAATCAAGTCTTTAAAAGATAGTCGGTTCCCGTTCGCGATTGGCTGGATTGAGGAGTTAGGCGAGTTTAAAACTGAAGATGAAGTAACGACCATTACCAATTCACTTTTACGTGGTGAATTAGGAAATGGTCTTTTTTATAAATTCTTTTTCAGCTACAACCCGCCAAAACGTCGACAATCTTGGGTGAACAAAAAATATGAATCTAGTTTCCAACCTGATAATACATTTGTTCATCACTCTACTTATAAAGATAATCCTTTTATTTCGAGAGAATTCTTGAAAGAAGTGGAGGCAGCAAGAGATAGAAATCCTTTGCGTGCTAGATGGGAATACGATGGTGAAGCAATCGGTTCTGGAGTCGTTCCATTCAGTAATTTAAAAGTGGAGAAAGGCTGTATAACTGATGAAATGGTAGCTAACTTTGATAATATCAGAAACGGTCTTGACTTCGGCTATGCTACTGATCCGTTAGCGTTCGTTCGATGGCATTATGATAAAAAGAAAAATGGTATCTATGCTATTGATGAGATATATGGTGTGAAAATTAGTAATAGGGAATTAGCTAAAAAACTAAATGAAAAGGGCTATCAAAATGATGAAATTTTTTCTGATTCTGCTGAGCCAAAAAGTAATGCAGAGTTAGTAAATGAGCATGGTATCAATCATATAAAAGGTGTTAAAAAAGGCCCGGATTCGGTTGAATATGGTGAGCAATGGCTAGATGACTTAGATTTTATTTGTATCGATCCATTGAGGACTCCAAATATAGCTAAGGAATTTGAAAACATTGATTATCAGACTGATAGAGATGGTAATCCTAAACCGAGACTAGAAGATAAAGACAATCATACAATTGATGCCACACGTTACGGATTTAACGAAGACATGTGGGCGAAGAAAAAAACTAAAATTAGTAAAAATCAAAGAAACAAAATAAAAAGAATGTTTTAAAAAAAGGAGTGTGAAGTATGGAAAATGAAGAAATCCAAAAAGTTAATGAATTTGAACATGGATCGGACATCAGCTATTCAAGTGATGTGAATGAAAATTTTGTTAGCTTTGGCGTAGAATCAAATATTCACTATAGATATAGTTCTGCAGAAGAATTGTTGGATAATACTGATATTTTAGCAAAAATGATTGCGCACCATAATGAACACCAGGTTCCACGTCTACAGGTTTTGGATGATTATTATAAAGCGAAGAATACAAACATCATCAAAAATCGTCGCCGTAAGGAAAAAGAAAAAGCAGACCATAGAGCGGCTCATAATTTTGGTAAAGTTCTTGCAACGTTTGATGTGGGATACAATACCGGTAATCCTTTAAAAGTCCAAATTAATAATAAAGCTAGCCAAGAGGCCATTGATAATTTCAATCAAGATAATGACATTGATGGATTGAATGGAGAATTGTGGTTAGATATGGATAAATACGGTCGAGCTTATGAATCATATATCGAGATGAAGATGACGTTGATTATGTTGATCTATGCAATGTTTTTGAAACGTTTGTTGTTTATGATACAACGGTCAAGCGTAGACCAATACTTGCTGTTCGTTATCCTAAAACTAAATTTACTATAGATGCAGACAAACAGTATATTCAACCGATAATTTATACAAAAGACAAAATCATTACTTACGCTGAAACGACTCTTGCTACGATTAAACTAAGTGATCCAAAAGAGGATTCTCATGATTACAAAGAAGTTCAGATAACTGAGTTCTCTCCTAATCGTTTTAGAATGGGATTGTATGAAGATATTTTATCTCAAATCGACTTGTATGATGCTGGACAGTCTGACACTGCTAATTACATGACGGATTTAAACGATGCGCTGTTAGTGATTAGTGGAGACATCGAAGCAGCGGGTCTATCAACCGAAGATGCTATTAAGCAAAAAGAAGCGAACATGCTTTTGCTTGAATCTGGCACAGATATCAACGGTAACAAGACCTCAGTGAATGCTAACTACATCTATAAACAATACGATGTAAACGGCGTTGAAGCATACAAAGAACGAGTGAGGAAAGGAATACATGAAATATCTATGATTCCAGATTTGACAGATACAAATTTTTCTGGTGTCCAATCAGGAGAAGCAATGAAGTATAAAATGTTTGGTTTCAATCAAATGACGGCAGTAAAGCAAAGGCTATTTAAAAAAAGTCTTGTGCGGCGCTATCGTCTTTTATTTAATCTGAAATCAAGTGTTTCTGAGATTGATAACTCCGATTTAAAAGGATTGCGAATTATCTTTACTCCTAATCTTCCGAAAGCAATTCTAGAAGAATTAAAAACATTGATTGACTCTGGAGCTGAGTTAAGCCAAGAAACAATTTTAGGTCTAGCTTCGTTTGTTGATGATGTTCAAGCTGAATTAGAACGTGTAAAAAATGAAAATAAACCATTAGATATTACTGATGAAGAAGTAGCCAAAACGAAAGTAAATCAGGCAAAATTTTTAGCTAAACAATCGGAAAAGGAAACCGAGGAGGAATGATTGAATGTCCTACTTGAAAAATCGTGAAGAATCTTGGATCAAAGAACAGATGAAGCTAGATCGCAATAGAGAAAAAGAAATTGTTCAACAGCTTCAAAATGCTATTGATGCGATTCAAACTGAAATTGAAGCTAACTGGGATAGATTTTCCAATGGTCAAAAGATTACGATTAGCGAAGCAAGAAAAATGGCTAATAAGATGGACGTACAACGCTTCGAAAGAAAAGCGAAGGAATATGTAAAAAATAAAGATTTTAGTCCACAGGCCAATAAAGAATTGAAAATCTATAACTTAGTAATGCGAGTGTCTAGATTAGAGCTATTAAAGTCTCAAATTGGCTTAGAACTAATCACGTTGTTTGATGAGCTAGATAAGTGGGGATATTCTCAGTTATCTGAAGCCGCAAAAGATGAATATTTAAGACAGGCGGGAATACTAGGCGAAACCGTTAAAGAAAATTATTCGTCTATGGTTAGAAAAATTGTTAATGCCTCATTCAAATCAAGTGATTTCCCTTCGTTCAGTGATAACATTTGGCAAAATTTTGTTGAAATGAAAGCTGATTTAGAGAAAACAATCACTCAGGCAATCACTCAAGGTAAAAATCCAAGAGCAGTAGCAAAAGAGATGGCTAAATTTTTAAAGCCTAACCAATTAAATATAAGATACAAGCTAAATAGGCTAATGATGACTGAAATATCTGGTATTCAAACAGATATTCAAAAGCAAAGTTACGTGGATGCAGATATAGAAGAATATGATTACATTGCAGAACCGTTTGCCTGTGAAATATGTAAAAAAGTAGCTAAGGGTAGTCCTTATAAAGTACTAAAGATGAAAAAAGGCATTAATGCTCCATATATGCATCCTCATTGCAAATGCTCTACTGTCCCTAAAGTTAGTGAAGATTATGAAAAGTCGCTGAAAGAAAGAGGTTTGTAAATGGATAATCTATATAAATGTAATCAATGCAATAAATACACTCCGTTAGTTAGAAAATCTGAAAACATCACGAAGGATATTGAACACCATTATGCTGAATGTGCCAATTGTGGGTATAAAGCGACAATAATGTATATGAATACCGAAATTAAGCTATTAATGCATGAACAAAGAGAAACAAACTTTGGCACAAAAAAGAAAGGTAAATTGACAGAAAAGCTAAACAGACTAATTTCTAAATTAAGAAAAGAAGTCGAGGGATCAAGTTGAAAAGTTATTCTTTAGTTTATTGGTCAGGTGTTGACGATGAAACTGGTGCGTTTAAGCAAATAGATTGTCTCATTAATGATGAAACAGTTCAGAAATTGCTTGAAGGTAAACCTAAATTTATCTCAATTATTATTGATGATGGTGAACAAATGTTAATTCAAACGGATAATATCAATCAGATAAAACAAGTTTATGAAAAATACGGCAGAAAGGCGTGATTCTATGAATGACGATCCTTACGATTACTTAGATGCTGATTATGAAGAATATTTAAAGAGAGAAGAGTCTAACAAACGTTAGGCTTTTTATATTGCCTTCTTACTGCTTACAGGCACTAAAGAGAAAGCTGTTTCGATTGATAGGCGTAACTTATCAAATATATCGGGTAGCGGCGTAACCGTGGAGGATAATCATGAAAACAAAAAAACTATTATTGCCAATGCATTTACAATTCTTTGCTGATAATCCAGATACTGGCACTGGAGGTACGGACCAACCGGCCGGAGGTCAAGAGCAAACACCGCCAGGAGACAGCGGCAAAGATAAAGGTAATGAAAAAACGTTTTCTCGTGGTGAAGTAGCAAAAATGATCGCTGCTGAAATATCAAAAACAAAAGAAGCTTGGGAAAAAGAGCAACAAGAAAAACAAGCAGAAGCAGAAAAACTGGCAAAAATGAATGCTCAGGAAAAAGCTGAACATGAAAAGAAACAGCTAGAAGCAAAAATTGCGGAATTGGAACGTAGTCAAGCATTAGTTTCCATGTCAAAGGAAGCTTCTAAAATGCTTTCAGAGGCTAGTTTGCCGCATGACGATGATTTGCTAGGATTGATTGTTTCAGATGATGCAGAAGCTACAAAAAAAGCTGTCGCTATTGTTACGAACTATGTATCAATGATTAAGAAAGAAAATGCTCGCCAAAAAACACCAGGTGAGGGTGGACAATTTTCAACTGATAAAAAAGAAACCGAATCAGTTGCAGCTCTTGCAGCAAGTAAACGAATTGTAAAATAGGAGGAAATATAAATGAAGAAAAAACAATTAATGAAAATGGATATTCAAATGTTTGCTCAAACATGGAATCCAGACAACGTCACTGTATTAGAGAAAAAAGATGGAACAATTCCAGATAAGTACAACACTTTAATTTTAAAAGATGTGATGGAAAATTCTAAGTTAATGCAGTTGGCTAAATATGAAGAAATGGACGGCAAAGAAAAGAAATTCGAATACTTTGCAGAAGGTCCTGGGGCGTACTGGGTTGGTGAAGGCGAAAAGATTAAAACGTCTAAACCTAAATGGTTAAACGTAACGATGACTGCGAAAAAAATTGGTGTTATTATCCCAGTTTCTCGGGAATATTTAACTTATAAGATGTCTGATTTCTTTACTCAAATGCAACCAAAAATCGCAGAAGCATTTTATAAGAAAATTGATGCGGCTACTATCCTTGATAAAGAAAATCCATTCTCTCAATCTATTGAAAAATCTGTCATTGCAGCTAGTAATGTAATTGAGGGCGACTTGACATATGACAACATTTTAGCATTAGAGGATTTGCTTGGAGAAGGTGAATACGATCCGAATGCTTTCATTTCTAATCGTAAGAATCGTACAGTGTTACGTGAAGCAAGTAAAAAAATTGGTGACACAACTCAATTTATTTATGATCGTGTCAGCAATACTATTGATGGACTACCTGTAGCAGATCTAAAATCTATGGATAAGGGAAACCTTTATACTGGTGATTTTGATTACTTGCGCTATGGTATCCCATTTAACATTAATTTCAAAATTTCAGAAGAAGCTCAATTATCTACTCTAACGAATGAAGACGGTACGCCTGTCAACTTGTACGAACAAGAATTGGTTGCTTTACGAGCTACAATGGATATTGGTTTCATGGTCATCAAAGATGAAGCATTTGCTAAGATTCAACCAAAAGCTGCGGGGGAGTAACTAGCCCTGTTGTCGGAAAAGTAACACCGACAACAAATGGGGCGACAATCGAACTAACTTAGGTGGTGTTTAGATGTCAGAGATAGCAAATGATGTAAAAAAATTATTAAATGGTAGTCTTGATGAAAAATTAGAAATCATTGAAAGACGTACAAAAGATCGGCTTCAAAATATATTGAATGTCACTGAGTTACCAAAAAGTTTTGATTCAGTTGTATATGAAGTCACTTTAAAACGATTTAATCGTATTGGCCAAGAAGGAATGCAATCTTATTCTCAAGAAGGTTTATCTATGGCATTTCCAGACTCTGATTTTTCTGAATATCAAGATGAGATTGAAGAGTATAAGAATAAGGAAATAGAAGAACTTTATAAGCCTAAACGTGGGAGGTTTACATTTTCATGAGATATTTAGATGAAATTACCTTTGTAAAAAAATCTTCAGAATCGCATTATGATCCAAATTCAGGTGAATGGATTGAAGAAGAACCGTTTAGAAAAACTGCTGATGTCAATGCAACTGACATTGGTACAGATCGTTCTATTACTATTTTCGGAAGCATTAAAGAAGGGGCTAAGGTCATTAGGACACAGCCCCTTTTTGTTATTCCAGAATTTGATTACATTGAGTTTGAGGGTAAAACTTGGGAAGTTATTACAAGTAGAGTTCCTGCATTAAGAAATAGCTTGATTGTTCATGAGGTGATTATTGATGGCAAGAAGTCAAGTAAGAATTAATGGATTAGCTGGAATTTCTAAAAAACTAAAGAGAAATGCTCAACTTGATGATGTGAAAAAAGTTGTTAGAAATAACACAGCAGAATTAACCGCTAATATGCAAGCTGAAGCCGGAAAAGTGTTAACTGGACACTGGGAAGGCAAAAAGTTTGTTAAACCAACTGGGGCAACAAAAAGAAGTATCGTTATGAGGCTTTCGAACAATGGTTTTTCTGGGCATACAGGACCAGGAACAGAATACGCACCATACTTAATACACGGAACAAGATTCATGGTGAAACGTGATTTCTTTTTACCACCTCTGAAACAACAAAAAGTGAAATTTAGAACGGACTTGGAAAGGTTGATGAAATGATTAAAACAAGAGATCAATCAATCTTCGATGAAGTGTATAAGAAGTGTCAATCACTGGGTTATGAAACCTACGATTACAAACCTACGAATGATGTAGGTTATCCATTTGTCGAATTAGAAGATACTCAGACACTGCACCAAGCCAACAAAACTGATATTAAAGGTTCGGTTACATTGAATCTATCTGTATGGGGATTGGCAAAAAAACGCAAACAAATATCGGATATGGCTTCAGCAATTTTTGCTGAGGCTCTATCTATTTCTGAAACGGAAGGTTATTATTGGTCGCTAAATATCCAATCAAGCGGTATTCGGTTAGTAGATGACATTTCGACTAACACAACATTGAAGCGGGCAATGATATCTTTAGAATTCAAAATACTATAGAGAGAAGGAATATAAATGGCTAATGAAGCAAAAGTAGCGGCTAAAGGTATTGATATTATTTTACTTTTCCGTTTGTTAAAAAAATCAAAAGAGGAAGCAGCATGGAAATTAGCTTTCCAGACAGAACATGAAAATACAAAAACAAAAGATAGTGACTCCGTGGCCACTAAAGATGGTCCGATTCGTATCCCAGGATCATTGGAAATTGATTTTTCGGCAACATCTATTTTATCAGTCGGTGATCCATATGTTGACCAGCTAGAAGAAGCTTTAGACAATGACGATATTATTGAAATCTGGGAAATCAACAAAGCAGAAAAAGGTACAGGAGATAATGCTGACAAGTACAAGGCAACTTATTATCAAGGATATTTAACATCATTTGGTAAATCACCTAATGCTGAAGACACTGTAGAAGTTTCATTAGAATTTGGTATCAATGGCAAAGGTGCAAAAGGATTTGCAACATTAACTGCTGATCAAGAAGAAGTAGTTCAATACATCTTCAAAGATACGACTATTGAAACAGATGATTCGGGAAAGTAGATAGCCCTGTTGTTGGAGGTGTAACTCCTACAGTCGATGGGGCATCTATTGAATTAAGCTAAGAAAGGAAAATAAATATGGTGGATACTTTTAAAATTTATAAAGGCCAAACCGAAGTTGTTTCCGGCACATCACCTTTAACTATAACAGGAATGGAACCTAACACCTCTGTGCCAGTTGGTGAGTACCAAGTAACTCGTGTTGTTAATGGGAAAGAATCAGAGCGAGTAGATATTCCAGCTTTTAAAACATTGTCTATTGCTGTAACTGGCTTAGAGTTTTCTCCTAAAACATCAACAGCAGATGCGGGTACTGCAGGTAGCCGACAAATCACAGCAACTGTTTTACCTGAAAATGCAACCAACAAGAAGGTAAACTATGATATTTCACCTGTAACAGAAGGTCTTGCTGTCTCTGAAACAGGAAATATTACTTGGACAGAAGCGGTACCGACTGGTGTTTATACCACAACAGGAACAACAGAGGATGGTAAAAAAACAGCTCAACACACCTTAACATTGAATAATCAAGCTTAAAATATAAATTTAGAGGGCAGCTTATCGGCTGCCCTTTTCTTATGGAGGAAAAGGCATGCAAATCGAAATTAAAGGAAAAAAATATAACTGTATTTTTGGAGTCAAGTTTATTCGTGAATTGGATAAGCAGCATGGGGTAGTTCGCAATGATGTAAATCTTGGGATGGGACTAACAACATTATTACCGCAGCTAGTAAGTGGAAATATCGTTGTTTTATCTGATGTACTCTACACAGCTACCATTACGGAAAAAAGTAGACCTTCTAAGGATGAAGTAGATGAGTTTGTTGAAACTGTTGATGATATTGAGGCGTTATTTGATGAAACGTTGAAAAACTTAGAAGAAAGCAATGCGGGAAAGTTAACGGTCAGAAATTTCAAGAAAGCTCTGATGGAGAACAAGTAAGAGAGGAACTAACCTCAGCTGAAGCTTATGAAAATATTCTTATTAATTGTTTTCGTTACCTAGAAATTACTGATTTATCAGAAATTGAACGAATGACTTTGTATGAATATGAAGTTAGGCTATTGGCGTTTCAGTTAAAAAGACTTGACCATGAAAGAGACCTCTATCTTCAATCTTGGCTAAATAACCAAATTAAGGCGACTAAAGGTAAAAAATCTGAACCTTATTATAAGGAATTCAATAAGTTTTTCAATTATGAAGAACGAGAGAAGCTAATTTTGGGTAAATCATTAATTGATGAAAAAGTTGATATAGGAGCAATTGATTTATTAAGAAAAGCAAATAAGTAGGAAAGGAGGAAAATAATGGAATCATATTCAGTCGAAGCAATACTTACTGCTACTGATAGAACGTTTAGTAGCACGATGAGTAGCGCTGAACGTTCAATGGCTGGTGTAAACAAGCAATCTGGTGAGCTAGGGGATGGATTGGATAAAAGCACCACTAAAGGGAATCAATTAGGCAAGTCAATTCTTAGTATTGGAGCAGGTGTGGGTGCCGTAAAATTAGTATCTACGGCCGTAAATATGGTTAAGGATTCTGTTGAAGGAGCTATTAACCGTTTTGATACGTTGAATAAATATCCTGTAGTTATGAAGGCTCTAGGTTACTCAACAGAAGATGTAGATAGATCAATGACTAAGTTAAGTGATGGGATTGATGGGCTTCCTACATCGTTAGATGAAATCGTATCAAATACGCAACAGTTAGCAATTTCAACTGGTAGCTTGAGTAAAGGAACTGACACAGCTATTGCATTAAATGATGCCTTTCTTGCTTCTGGAGCTTCAACTGCTGATGCGACCCGTGGTATGCAACAATATATTCAAATGCTCGGTAAGGGTGAAGTTGATATGCAGTCTTGGCGAACTTTACAAGAAACAATGCCAATAGCTATGGATAAAGTTGCTAAGTCTTTCAAAGAACAAGGTGTAAACTCAGTTAACCAATTATATGATGCCTTAAAAGAAGGAGATATTACATTTAATGAGTTCAATAATCGTTTGATTGAGTTGGACAAAGGCGTAGGTGGTTTTGCGGACCTAGCAAAGAAAAACTCAAAAGGTATCAAAACATCATGGGCAAACATTAAAACAGCCACCGTTAAAGGTGTAACTACAGTTATTAAATCGTTTGATGAATTATCCAAAGCAGTGACAGGAAAAAATATTGCCGAAAACTTAGACTCTTTAAAAAATGTAGTGAATATAACTTTTAAGGCAATTGATGCAGCGATCCAATCAACTATTCCGTTGATGAAACTATTCGGAAAAGCTATTACGTCGATAGGTACAGCTTTAACACCATTACTACCAACAATTGCCAGTTTTGCTGCTACCTTCACAGCATTGAAAGTAATTCAGCAAGTGACAGGCTATATAAAACAATCTGAATTGGCAATCAAAGCTTATACAACCGCAATAAGTTTATACAATGGAATATCAAAACTGGCTACGTTGTCTACAACAGCACTTGGAAGAGCATGGATGTTAAACTTAGCGGCAGACAAAGCCAATTCTGCAGCAATAGCAATAAAAACTGGTCTTTTAGTGGCGCAAAATACAATCGTTGGTGTTTTGACAGGAACAATTAGTTTAGCTACAGTAGCTACAACTGTTTTTAGTACCGCTATGAAATTGTTGATGGGTCCTATTGGTTGGGTAACAGCTGCAATAGGAGGGCTAGTAGCTGTAGGGGTAAACTTGTGGAAATGGTTAAATAAGGAAACTGAATCAACTAAGGCAGTTAAAAAAGAACAAGAAAACCTTATGAAAACCACAGATGACTTGATTAAAAAGAATCAAGAACATACCCAATCACGAAAAGATGAAGCTATTGAATTGGATAATACTAAAGAAAAATTCCAATCTATGATTTCTGAAATGGAAATGCTCTCTGCTAAAGAAAAATTAAGCAACAGCGAGAAAAAACGTATGGTGGAAATTGTTGAGGAATTGAACGGTAAAATGACAGGTTTAAACTTAGTTTATGACGATCAAAAAAATATTTTATCTGAAATGCCTGGAACAATTCAACAACAAGTTGATGCCTATAATGCTTTAGATGAAGCTTCTCAAGCTCAAGAAAACATTAATCAAATGTTAAAAGAACGAAATGATAATGAAGCGAAGCTGATGGAAATCAATGCCGCTAGAGAAAAATGGAATCAGACATTAAAAGAATCTGGCGGGAATACAAAAGAAGCTCGTGAAAATATTGAAAAGTTGGGCGAACAAGAGCAAGTGTTAAAGGGCGTTCAACAGGAATTAACGAATGAAATTATAAATACAGCTAATGCCCATGAACAATCAATGCAGCGTGCAAGCCAAGCTGTGGAAAATGGTGTGTTAAATCAAACAGTTTCATACAATGCTTTAAGTGGTAAGACGAGAGAAACAATGGATGCAATGCGTTCAGAATATTCATCGCTTGAAGAAAAAGTAGGAAGTGCCTTTGATGTTATCCAACAAAAACAAGCCATTTCAGTTGACCAAATGGCTGAAAATTTACAAAAAAATCAAGAAGCTGTTAGCCAATGGAGCACTAATATTGCTACATTAGCACAACGAGGAGTAGATGAAGGTCTTTTAGAGCAACTAAGAAAAATGGGGCCAGAAGGTGCTGCTCAAGCAGCAGAATTAGTTAATTCTTCAGACGAACAATTACAACGCTTAAATGATGTCTATCGTAATACCGGTGAAACTTCTATGAATGCGATGAAAGAAGGCTATCAGTTAGGTAAAAATAATGTTAATGATGAAATAGCAAGTTTAATCCCCACTCAAAAAGAAACTTTGATGACTCAGATTAAGAATACAGACTTTAATAGCGTTGGTCTAAGTGTAACTGATGACTTTAAAGCAGGTATTGAAAATGGCCGTAGATCTGTTGAGGAAATGACAAAAGGAATTGTTCCTAAAGTTGGGGAAGATATGAAAGGTGAAGTTCAGAAGGCAGATTTTTCAGGTATTGGTAAATCTATCCCGCAAGGTTTAGAAAAAGGGGTAGAGGCTAACAAACAATTACCTGTAAAAACATCTAATCAAATGATTGATGATGTTGTTTCTGGTGCCAGAAAAGGTTTAGATTCTCACTCTCCTTCTCGTGTATTTCACTCAATTGGTGAAGATGTTGACTCTGGATTATCAAACGGTATCGAACAAAACGCAATGAATCCAGTAAGAGCTGTAGAATCTATTGTCGATAAAATCATTTCTGCAATGGACAATTTACCATCAGAAATGAATTCTATTGGTACAAATGCAATTGATGGATTGACTAATGGTATTAATGCCAATGCTAATAGCGCTTTAGCTGCAGCAAGAGGCGTGGCAGATCAAATTGTAAGTACAATGAAAAGTGCTATGGATATTCATTCTCCCTCACGTGTAATGCGTGATGAAGTAGGTAAAATGATTCCAGCAGGAGTAGCGGTTGGTATTGATAAATATTCAAACTTTGTAGAAAAATCTATGCAACGACTAAGTAAAAAAGTAGCCATGCCAGCGCTGGATAATTTAAATTCAAATCTGTCATTTAGTGGAGAATCACAAAGCTTAGCATTTGCTGGAGATGTATCTTCAAAATTCACTGTAGAGGTACCTATTATTTTCGATAGTTCAGAGGTTGCAAGGGTTATTGCTAAACCAATGAGTAAAGAATTGCAGAATCAACAAGATAAAAAGAATGTTTCTTTAGGAAGGAGGCGCTAAATGTTATACAACTTTATTGATGTAAATGAACAACAAACAAAAGCCTCTTTGCCTTCGGAAGCCATGAATTTTAATGGTTCCTTTTTAGAAGATTTAGTTCCAGGTTATAGAACATTATCTGTTGTTGGAAGAGAGTTAGCTCCTACTGAGATACAAAGCTATCAGTTGGGAATTCGTGATGGAATGCGACATGTTTATGCTCGTATTCCGGAAAGAGAATTAACGGTTAAATTCAAAGTTGAGGCTAACTCTAACGAAGCGTTTAGGGATTCTTTTAACAGACTAAACGTTGCTTTGTTTACAGAAAAAGATGTACAGATTTGGTTTAATGATGAACCAGAAATGCTTTGGTCGGGTAGTAAGTCAGACATTGATGCAGTTCCTGAGGGATTGAATCGAGTCGTTGGTACATTTACAATCTTGTTGAATAATCCATATAAATATACTCGAAGCGATGCTACTAGTGTTATGTGGGGTTCAACAGAAATAACGTTTCAGGCTAACTATCTTATGGGTAATACTGGATCAGGGGCTGTTGACTTACCAATTACGATTGAAGGCGGAGCATACTGGGGATCTACTATGATTACTTTTCAAAATCGTTCCTATTTAATGGGAGATAACGGTCAAGAAGTGAAGCCGATTGAAATATATCCAACTGTCGAAGGATTAAAAGTAAAACCGATTATTACTATAAAAGGCACTGGTAGAGGCGTGTGGATAAAAACTAGAAGCGATACTATTGATATTGGTGATTTTGATAAATCAGAAATAGTGATTGATACAGAACAGTTTAATATTACGAAAAATGGGAAGCCAATGATTCGTCCTATGAACGATTTTTATATTTATCCAAATGAGCCACTATACATCCAAGCGAAAGATAGTACTTTTAATCTAACTATTCGATATCCAAATCGTTTCTTATAGGAGGTGTTGCTAAAATATGTTGATGGCAATGGATTTAAAAAGAGAATATACGGCAGTTTTAGATAACGCTTATAATGTTGGATATGAAAAAATTGAAAACCAAATAGGTAATCTAGAATTTTCAATGCCGTTGGATGATCCTAAAAATGAATTTTTGCAAGAAATGTTATGGGTTGAACTAACGGATAATGAGAATGAATATATAGGGTTATACCGTGTTATGCCTTCAACCGTTCGCAAAGATGCTAGTAACAATTCGATCACGTATACGGCAAATGAAGCCTTGTGTACTTTGCTAGACACAGTTCTTTTTGGTTATCATGAACTAGTGAACCGAAAAACGATTGATGTTATTAACTATCTTTTGAATAAACAAAGGACAAAACACTGGGTTTTAAAAAAATGTGAATTCACTCGGTATTTTAGTTATGCATGGGAAAATGAAAATGGTCTCGCTGATGCCTTGTTTAGTATTCCTCAAGCATTTGATGAAGACTACATGTGGCAATGGAATACCAAAGTTTATCCATTCGAATTATCTTTAGTGAAGCCACCAAAAGAACCTGTTGCTCGTATTCAAGAAGGATATAACATGCAAGGGTTTGAGATTGAAAGAGATCCTAACAATTTAGTTAATCGAGTTTATCCTTTAGGTGCTGGTGAAGGCGTCAATCAGATAAATATTAAATCAGTAAATAAAAACATTCCTTATGTAGAAGATGCAAAGTCTATAAAAGAACATGGTTTAGTTGAATATGTTTGGGTAGACCAACGATTCACAGTTCCACAAGCTTTAAAAGACAATGCAATCAACATGTTAAAAAAATGGGCACAACCTAAAATTTCTTGGGATGTGACTGCGGCTGATTTATTGAAATTAACAGATGAACCTTTAAGCATTGATAAGTTAAGACAAGGAACTGTGATTATGATTAACACCGATGATTTTGGAAGTATAAATTTGCGTATTAAAAAAGAAACAAAACAGGATGTATTCGGCGCCCCGCAAGATATTCAGCTAGAGCTTGGTAATTTATCTGACGATTTTACTACAACAATGTCTGATTTGAAACGTAAACAGGAAATAAATGAGACATACTCGCAAGGTGCAACGAATATTTTGAACTACAGTTATCAAGATAACTGCGAAAAGGCATACCCAGCAGAAATTGAATTCTTCTTAGATGATGATGTTTTTCATGTAAATACTGTGGAACTGACTTTCAAAACAAAGAGATATCGTGGTTATACCAAAGCTGTAAAAGGCGGTGGAGCTACAGTAAAAAGTACTTCAGCTGGAGGAGCTTCAACACAAACTAGTTCAGCTGGTGGCGGAAGTGTTGTTTCAAGTTCAGCTGGAGGAGGTTATTCTAGTGGCTCCACCACAGGTGGTGGTGGAGGTAGTATTCAATCTAGTTCTGTAAATGGTCAAAGCTCACAAACAAGTTCAGCAGGTGGAGATCATAATCATCTAGTTGCATCTAATAATGGTAGCACTGAATCAAGTGCGTTTTATCGAGAAATGGATGCGGGGTCAGGTATGAGATTTAGACTAATGTCGACTGCATCAACAGATTGGTACACAAAGACGAGCTCAGGTAATCATACTCATAATGTGACTACACCGGCACATTCCCACACAGTGAATACACCTAACCATAGTCACAATTTTAATATTTCTATACCAAATCATACACATAGTATATCGGTTCCTAGTCATAGTCACCAAGTAAGAATACCGGCACATACACACCAAATTACTTTGCCTGATCATAGTCATCCATTAGAATGGGGAATTTATGAGGCACCAAGTAGCGCAACTAGTGTTGATATAGTTGTAGATGGTACCACCATTCCAGTACACGATACTAGCCAACAAAGACTAAACATTGTTAATTACCTTAGGAAAACTAGTGGCGGTAAAATCTCTAGAGGTAATCATACAATCAAGATAATACCTAACAAACTTGCACGAATCGAAGCGCAAGTTATTTGTCGTGTTTTTATACAATCACAATTAGGAGGACAATTTTAAATGAGATTAACAGTAAAACTAATTAGCAAACAAGAAGAATTTATAATTAATGATGAATCAGGTAAAACGTTAGATGATTATTTTGCAGAACTGATTGATAATAGTTCGCCATTCATCAAGATAGGAAATCGTATTTTACAAAAAGCCACGATTGAATACATTAATGCAGAATAGGAGTGAGAAAATGGCTATCGAGCAAATTAAAGAAACCGACACGCTGAATCAAGGTCGAATTAAAATTAATGCAATTTTGGATCAATCTAATACTGCTGTTGAAAAAATAAATGATTATCAAAGTCAGTTGACAGAAGGAATTAATGATGCCAAAAAAATTGCTGACGACGCCGGAAAAGAAGCCGTACAAATTGCAGAACAAGCAGGGAATCAAGCGAATGAAACAGCAAACCAAGCTTTAACTAATTCTCAAACTGCTATTAATACTTCAAATCAAGCAGTATCTACAGCAAACAACAATAAACAAGAATTTGATGCTTTGCGTAATGACTTTGAAAAACTTGTTGGAGAAGCTGGTGACAGTAACCCCGAAATCGTACAGGCGAGAACAGATACCCAAGGAGTAACACAATCAACATTAGCTACTCGTTTACAGGTTGACTTTAATGACCGCATGACAAAATCTGAAGGTGTATCGTTACTTTCTGGAACAACAAACGTAAAAATACCTATGGATTTCACCGGAAAAACAGCGGGTAATACGGCAACAAATGCAAATCAATATTTTACCGATGTAACAGCTAAAGTACTAAAAAAACCAAAAGATACATGGAATGAAGTTTCTCAATCTGATTACAACAAATTAGTAAGTCGTGACGATTCTGGAGTAAGTAGTGGTTCGACGCAAAACGGAGTTATACCACAACAGTTAGGAGTGTTCAATGCTTTAGAAGCTGCCAAAAAATTAATTCCTCAAAATTTTGAAGGATTAAGTCAAGAAGAAGCGGTGGTTTTATTAAAAGATAGCTTTGTCGCTTTTACTATTAGTGAACGTGTTAAAGCCACTTCGCCTAACAACAAAACAATTAAAGTTTCCACTTATATTGAGTCAACTGACTCGTGGACCACTCAAATTCAAGAAAATGCTGGCGAATACAAAGATTTATCAGTCCAAGTAACTGATAAAAATTTCATTACTAGCGAGGGTCTTATCTATCTAATTAGCTATACAGATCCATCAAATGGAGTAACAACTGCTAATCTGGATGTTGACTATTCAGCTATTCAATTAGAAATTAGTATTAATGCACAAGATGTATTGGCAAAAAGTGGCTTTGTAAGAGAGGAACAACTAAAGGAGCATACGGAAAGTCAAGACAATCCACATAAAGTTACCGCAAGTCAAGTTGGATTGGGAAATGTTAAAAATTATGGATTTGCTACTGATAGCGAAGCATCTGCTGGAACATCAACGACCAAATATATGAGCCCTAAAAATGTTGCGGATGCTATTAAAGGGCAAGCGGTGACTCAAACTGGAGATCAAGAAATAGCAGGAACAAAAGATTTTATGAATCCTCCGAAAATCGCAGGGCAAACTGTTATTTCTGAAAAAGTAATAGCCTTTTCTGCCCCTAATACAGTATCAGTCAGTGGTACAGGGGTTAAGGCCATTCCAATTTCTCAAAAGGTCATCACTAATAATGAATTTTTTGAGTTATCAGCAAACAAAATCAAAGTGTTGAAAGATGGAATAATTAGTGTCGTTACTAGCTATACAACCAACGTTCCAGCAGGTTGGTGTAATATTGAGCTTACTAAGAATAATGCGGTTATGAACAGGAGCAATCAAGGTACAGGAGGATTACACGCTGCTGGTTTGACAGATGTATTTGATGTAAAAGCTGGCGATACTATTGCATTTCAAAGTAACTCTAATCAATCTTCTTATTCGGTATTATATCTTAGAGGATTTTTAAGATACTTAACGTGATAATGATTTTTATAAATTTATTTAAATGAAATAACCGTTTAGCAAAAAGCTAAGCGGTTTTTATTATTGGAAGGTGGAAAATATGGTGATTATTGATAATCAAGCGTTGATACTAGAATTCAAGAATATGATTTCTAACGGTTTTATTCAGGTGTTTGTCTGGATTGTGTTAGGGGATATCTTAACAGGATTATGTAAAGGTATTTTCATTAAGGAAGGAAATAGCACAAAAGGATTGCTAGGATTAGTAAAACATTTATTAGTGGTCTGCTTAATAAGCGTTGCTTACCCATACTTGAAAATCATGGGTCTAGAATCAATCGCTACTGGATTTGTCTTATTTTATATAGCAGTGTATGGCATTTCCATTATTGAAAACTTAGGACAGTTAGGCGTTCCCTTTCCTTCATGGGTTAAGGAGCATTTAAGTAAATTAAAAGATGAAAATGATAAAGGTGGTGAACCTAAAGATGGTGCAAGTGATTAATCAATCTGTTTGCGGTGGGATTGCCGGGAGACGTCCCAATGCGACGCCAAAAGGTGTTGTCATTCATAATGATGCCGGAAGTATTTATGCTACAGCTGCACAATATGTCAATGCCTTGGCTGTAATGTCTCCTACACAACTGGCGAATGGTTTTGCGCATTATTATATTGATAGAAACACGATTGCTCGTGTCGAAGACACATTCAATGCAGCGTGGCACACAGCGAACCCAGATGGTAATTTGAATTACGTTGGATACGAGGTCTGTCAATCGATGGGTGCTAGCGATGCCGATTTTTTAGCTAATGAACAAATGACATTTAAACAAGTTGCTGAAGATATGAAGTTTTGGGGAATGTACCCTAATAGAGATACTGTAAGATTACACAAAGAATTTGTTCCTACGGCATGTCCTCACCGTTCCTGGGAATTGCATGGAAAAGAAACAAATGCCGTAAAAGACTATTTTATTAGCCAAATAAAAAAATATATGAACAATCCAAACGAAGGTAATGGCGATTCAAGTAATAACAATCAAAATAATATAAAAGGTGGAGAAACGACTATGCAATGTTTATACGAAAGACCAATTAATTCAAAAACAGGTAAACTAGAATGGAATGGAGATGCTTGGACAGTAATGTTTTGTAACGGAGTTAACACAAGACGTGTCTCTCATCCAGATGAAATGAAAGTTATTGAGGACCTATACAAGAGAAACAATGGCAAAGATATTCCTTTCTACGGACAAGATAAATGGAACAAAAACGCTCCTTGGTATAATCGCTTAGAAGCTATGTTTCCAGTCGTGAAATAAAGTATAGTAAAATATTTATAGGTAGTGTAAAATAAGAATACACTTATTAAATTTCTCTTGAGTCGCCTTTCTAAGGTGGCTCTTTTTAGGACCATTAGCTCAGTTGGTTAGAGCCAACCGCTCATAACGGTTAGGTCACAGGTTCGAGTCCTGTATGGTCCATAACGAAAAATAAGATAAAAAATCTTGACAAGTCGTCTTCTATATATTAGGCTATTAGTGAAGAGAGATGTATTGGGCCAGCCAGTACACCGGAAAGTGTCTGGGATTTATTCCAGACACTTTTTTATTTTCTTTAGGAGGGAATAGATGGGGATTGAATTTAAAACCTTAGACGAACAAATAAATATATTAAAGAGTAGAGGCCTATGCTTTATAGACGAAGAGAAAAGTAAAAAATTATTAATGAGATCTAATTACTATGACGTTGTAAACGGTTATTCTAAGCTGATACAAAGCAACACGAATAAATATATAGAAAATGTAACATTTAATGAATTATATGCAATATATATGTATGATAAAAATATAAAAAGTATTTTCTTCAGAAAAATTGAGAAAGCTGAAGCTTTTTTACGCTCATGTATCGCTTACACTTTTGCAAAAAATCATACCGACCCGTATCCCTACTTAAATTCAAATAATTTTGGAGACAAATACTTAGAAATAGGTCCCTTGCTAGCAAAAATATCTAAAATTATAACAAACAACAAGAAGTATAAAAATAATGCGATTAAACATTATTCTGATAAATATAATGAAGTTCCAATTTGGGTACTAGTTAATTTTTTAGATTTTGGTACGTTGCGTACTTTTTATTCTTTAATGTTAGACAAAGATAAAATTGAAATTGCAGATCACGTAAACCAACATTTTAAATATGAATATGGTCTTAGTCCAAATATTGTACCTTCACAAATTGATAGTTTTCTAATTAATATTAATGATGTTCGTAATATTGTTGCTCATGACAATCGATTGCTACAGTCTCGTTTAAGAAAACATGCTACAAAAAATACTGTTTTACTTTCGGATTATGAAAAGACTAGTACAGATAGCGTTTTTTATGTGTATTTAACGTTACGTTTATTTTTAACAAGAGAGCAGTTTAAAAACTTTACAAATGCTTTGAAAAATCGGACAAGAGATTTGAATAAGAAGTTTAAACAATCGAGTAGTGATAGTAATATTAACGATATTCTTTTATCTATAGGTTTCCCGATGGAATGGTTCGAATCCTCTTTTGACGATAGTTATCCAAAAGTTAAATAATATATAGTAAGATATAGATTCCCAACATAAAACAATTCATTAGTAATGTGCTTCGTAAAGAAAGCCTCGCTCCTAGATAAGAGTGAGGCTTATTTTTTATGCACTAATCAAAGTTTTCCTTACAAGCATTTTTTCAATGACAAATTGGTTTCGTTTATTCAAATGACCATAGACAGCTAGTTCAGATTTTTCGGGTAGCATTAGTAACATATTTGATAATTCGTATTTGGAGACGATACAGTTTATAGTTTCGTCCTGTGTTACTAATGAGAATCGAACTAGCATTTTTGGGTACATACTTAACATTCTAATCTTTTCAACTACTCCTACATAATTAGTTTTCATAATATCGGCCTCCTAGTAATATAATTATACCGAATATATGTTCGTGTTGTCTATCGATTTGTATAAATGTAATATTTTAGGTATATAGTTTTGTTTATTAGTATTGCTCATCCACGCGAAATTTTTCGGGAAGCGGTTAAATATTCTTCTGCTCGCATACTATTAGCTCATAATCATCCATCTGGTTAGTATTTATTAGTGCAAATAAAATCAATATCCTAAAAAATTTATTTTCAAATTTCCATCTGGATAAACCACAATATTTTTAATCACTTGCCGCCATAAAGAACTTTTTTCCGAAATAGTTAGCTGTTTATATCCATCTCTAAATTCAGCAGTAGAGTAGTTATGCAGTGAGTTCAAATCAATTTTAGCAATTTTATTATCTCTTTCAGGTATTAAAAGTGCTTCTAATTCTTCTCTGTCTTTTTTATATTCCTCTAATGTTATAACCTCATTTAGATAAGCTTTTTTTAGTCTATCTATTTTCTTTTTTATTTTATCGTTAGTATTCTTAGTTTTTTTTACTTCGGGTTCTTGTTGCATTTTTACAGACAGCTCTTCTGCTTGTTTTTCAATATTTTCCAGAAGGAAATTTTCTAGTGTAGTTTCATATATACCTTTTTTATTACTACATTTTTTTACGTTATTACGGTTTTTGGTGCATCTATATAAATGTCTTTCATTCGGGTTTGTCGTACCGTCTTTGCGTACATATCGGCTAATAACCGCCGTGGCGGAATAATTACAACCACATTCACTACAAACTAACAATCCAGTAAACATATAGTCGCGTTTTTTATTCATACGAATATTTTTTGAAAGTTGTAATTGTACCCTTTCGAATACGTCACGATCAATAATAGGTTCACAAAAATTTTTATTATCTCGTAATTCACCAATGTATTTTCTATTAGTAAGCATTTGCCGAACGCTTTGATAATCTCTTGTCATGCTGAAATGATTTTCTAAATGTCTAACGGTGGCACGCATGCTACCAGTTTCTAAATAGTACTGGAAAATTTCTTTTACTATTTCAGCTTTTTCATTTGGAACAAGATGTTTGTCTTTGATTTCGTAGCCAAGGGGAACTTTTCCACTAACGACTTCACCTTTTCGTATTTTGTTATCAAAAACAGCACGTATTCTTTCAGAAGTCATCTGTGCTTCAAGCTCAGCAAAACCCATTGATTGATTTACAAATGAACGGCCCATTGCTGTTTCTGTGTTAAAGAAAGGTTGTGTAACGGCTAACCAAGTAACATTGTTTTTGTCTAGTATTTCTTGAATATTTAAATAATGACGTAAATTTCTAAACCATCTATCTAATTTTGTAAATAAGATCGTATCGATTCTTCCTTTTTTAACATCATCCAATAATTTTTGAAATTCATCACGATATAGTTTCTGACCTGAAATGCCATCATCTATATAAGTTTTGAATACTCTCATATTTCCTTGTTGTCTTACGTATTCATTTAAAGTGTGTTGTTGTTCATCCAAACTATCACCATGTTTAGCTTGTTGATCTGTAGACACACGTATGTATAACGCTACTTGTTTTATTTCATTTGCCATTGTTTCACCTCATTATTTTTGGTAAAATAGGCGTAACAAAATAAGCCTATTTTGGTTCTATTTTTAACGCACAACTTCTTGGTCGGAGGGTGCGTTATTTTTTTATAGATTATTGATCGCTCTTTAATGGTATTTCCATAGTTTTTGTATTATCTAATGGGCTATATAAATAAAGAACAGTATATTTCGATTCGTCTTTTTTTGAATAAATAAGCGAAAAATCATAAATTTTGTCTTGAAAAGTGAATTTTCCTCCACCATTCATAACATTCTTGTATACTTCACCAGTATCGGCGTTAATTTCATCAGGAAACTGGTTAACTTTGATGCTAGATAAATCAATTTTAAAATTATCAATTGCATAGTTTTTAGTTATTTGTTTTTCAGCGATGGTTGCAAACTCAGCTTTCGCATGACTATCTGTTTCAACTATACTATTATTAGTCTTGTCATAATCAACCTTAGTTACTTCAGAATCAGTACACGCAGCTAATGAAATAATACTAATAACCACTAATCCTAACATTGCTATTTTTTTCATTTTTAAATTAATCCTCATTTCTGTTATAATATTTTTATCAGCAAATCTCGAAATGAGGTATAAGTCCGTGTTGTCGCACGGGCTTTTTTATTTTAGATAAGTTTCTTGCCCCATTTTTAAATTATAATGTGTAATTACGTTAGAATAATTAAACTGACCATCGTTTTTTTCAATCAAACATTCGAACATATAATGTTCAGCTTCTGCTTCCATTTTTGATCTAAAAATAGGGATGTTGTATAGTGCCATCAAATCAGCATGATCTTTCACGTGCTTAAATTCATGATAAATTGCTTCTTCTTGTTCTTCAGTAGATAAATTTTGATTAACAAAAATCACACCATGTTCTGATTCGAAGCAAGCTTTTTTGTGTAATGTAGTAAAGACCAACTCCACATTATATTCTTCAACCAACTCTTTGATACTTTTCATATAGCACAACCTTTAAATTATTTTCCGAATCTTCCTTTCAAGTAAGCACGAATAACTTCTCTGTCATGATCATCAAGTGGTTCACCATCAAAGCTCATGACGTTATCTAGTACATCGTCTAAATCATCAGTTTTTTTTTCGACAAAAGGTTCTGGATTATCAACTATTCCTAAAATATAATCAGTGGAAATATTTAAATATTTAGCAACTTTAGTCAAATTTTCACCGCCAGGAGTTTTTTTCTTCCATCCATATAATACATTTTGACTAATTCCAACTCGATTTTCTAACTCATTAATGGAAATACCTCTACGGTCTGTAATTTTTTTTATTCTATCAAATGCTGTCATATCAAAGCTCCTTAAAGCTTTACAGACCTATTTTTATTCTAAAGATTAATTTTTTGTCGAAAACGGTTGACTTTTAAACTTTAGAATAATATACTATGTCCGTAAGCTAATTTATTAGCTAATAAGTTCTCAAATAAAACCAATAAATAAAATGTAAAAATCGTTGGGGAACGGTAATAGTGTTTATTTACTAGTCTTTAAAAGGCTTATTTAACTATGATTACATTTTAATCTATAGGTTAAAATGTGTCAACAGGTTTTATTAAATTAGCTAATTTTTTAGCTTACAAATTAAAAATAAAAGGGAGTGAGTAATAAATATGTCACAAGACTTAGCGATTGATGTTAGAGCAGCTCTAATTCGTGCAGGCAAAAACCAATCTTGGTTAGCAAAACAACTGGGGATTTCAAGCCCTTACTTGTCAGATATTCTTCATGGTCGTAGACGTTCAGAAGAGCAAGTTCAGAAAATCAAAAAAATCTTAAATATCAAGTGAGGTGAATAAAATGGCAGATCAAGTAAATATTGATTTATTAGGTCAAGCATATTGTAACGTTATGACACGTAAAACAGGCATCACGCATACGTACACTATTAAAGGAAAGGACGATAAAAAACAAAATGAAAAAAATGTACAGAAACCTAAATAGGTTAACCTATGGATTATATATATTCGGAGTGGGTTTATTAATCGGCACTAAAGCAGACGGAAAGATTTTACTGATTTATGCACTGGTGTTGATGACTTATAACCTTGTCATTGAATTATGTTCATTTAATAGTTGGATCGCCGATAACGCTGGTGAACATTACAAGAGGAAACAGAATCGCGAGGTGAAGTAAATGAATGTATTCGACGTAATAGGAATAGTCGCAATTCCATTAGCTATCTTGTGTTTTCATAATTGGGTAATTAGTGAACGATTAAGTGAAGCTGAAAACCGAATAAATAGTTTAACCATTCAACAAATGAACTCACGACCAACATTTCAAGATAGTAGGACAGGAGCTGTTTTACCAACTCGACAACAAGCTATACCACCACATATGAAAACTAAGACTAAATCGGTTTTGAATGAACATGAAACTGAAATGGTTAAAGAAGTAGTACTAGAAAAAATCGATGTATTGAAGAATAATTTGCAATTTATGCAATCTAATCAACGTAAACACAATAGCGTTTATACATTAAATCAGCTTGAAAGACAATTGACTCTGTATGAAAGAATTTACAAAAAGATGTCTGATGATGAGGAATGAAAAGATGGAACAACAAATAAAGACCCACTTCGACGGCCATCAAAGTAGGTCAATTACAAATATCAAATTCAAGGAGAGTGTACCACATGAATAGAAAAATTGAAAGAATGATTATTGAACTTGAGAAAGAATGTAAGGCACAAAATGTTGAACTTCTTCTATGTGCCGCAAATTTTGAAACAGACCAAGGAAGTACTGCGTTTTGTGGTTCAGTTATCGGGTTAGCTATACTCTTGCAAAAATTATTAGGTGATCTAAAAGAGCAATTAAGCATAAGCGAATCTTGTGATTGCCCAGAATACGTAGCAGAAAGAGCCGAAGATGCTGCAAATGAAAAATCTATGGATGAATTACTAACTGCATTTTTACGGGGTGACCTGCAATGATTGAAGTAAGAGGTTTGAGTGATGATGTTTACGAATTAATGTTAGCGAATGCTCAAAATAGAATTATTCAATCAATTCGAACTGCAGCAGCAAATGGTAATACAAGTTGCGTGGTGAATAGTAAAGGTCTTACATCAACGTTTTTATCTCAATTAGAAACAGAAGGATTTGATCACGTTGAACTTGAAGAAAACAAAACCAAAATATTCTGGGAGTGGTGAAAATGCCTGAATTTGATTCATTAGGAGCTAGACAAGAGCCGCCAGAAGAAAAAGAAGCATTAGAGCCAACATGGGAATATGACGAAGAAGAGGAGAATGACAATGAGTAACGATTTAACACAAATGACACAACGCTCTTTAGATGAACAAGTCATCGGAAATTTAAATAGATTGCAAGAGCAAGGATTAGAAATGCCGCCAGGCTATAGTCCACAGAATGCTTTGAAAAGTGCTTTCTTTGAACTAACCAACAATTCAGGAGGGAACCTTCTTCAGTTGGCAGCTAACAATCCAGAAACTAAAACATCTATTTCTAACGCCTTGCTTGATATGGTCATTCAAGGATTATCACCTGCGAAGAAACAATGCTATTTCATTAAATATGGAAATAAGGTCCAGCTTATGCGCTCATATTTCGGAACCATGGCTGTATTAGATCGAGTAACAGGAGGGGCAGATATCACGCCTGTTGTAGTAAGAGAAGGCGATGTATTTGAAATTGCTATGGACGGCCCCGACTTAGTTGTTGCTAAACATGAAACATCCTTCGAAAACCTAGACAACGACATCAAGGCTGCTTATGTGGTCATTAAACTATCGAATGGTAAAGAAGTAACAACCGTCATGACAAAGAAACAAATTGATAAATCATGGAGTAAAGCAAAAACAAAAAATGTTCAAAACGATTTCCCAGAAGAAATGGCAAAAAGAACAGTCATCAATCGAGCTGCTAAATATTTAATTAACACTAGTAACGATAATGATTTATTTGTGCAAGCTGCTAAAGACACGCTCAAAAATGAATTCGAACGAAAAGATGTGACACCAGAGCGAGAAGAACAAACAGCGGTACTCGAAGAAAAAATATTTACCAACAATAAAAAAGTTATTGAGCAAGAAAACGATATTGAACAAGCCAAACCAATTGAAAAAGATGATTTAACGAAAGTGGCGGACCAAATTTTAGAAGAACCAGTTCAGGAAACTTTAGATGTGATGGCTGGTTATGAAACCAATCAGAAAGAGAGTGAAGCTGATGTCTCAACGATTGAAGAAGACGATTATCCTTTCTGACGAAAATTATTATTCAACTGAAGCCGACTTGCATTATATGTCGGTTAGTCAATATAAAAAATTTCTAGAATGTGAAGCTGCAGCTCTTGCCAAGTTAAAAGGTGAATGGACACCAGAGAGTGATCCAAAAGCATTACTTGTTGGTAATTATGTTCATTCCTACTTTGAATCACCAGAAATTCATGAAGCATTCAAAGAAGAAAACAAAAGCAAAATGTTTTCTTCAAGAAAACCGTTTGGCCTACTGAAAGATTTCCAAATTGCGGAGCAGATGATTGAAAGATTAAAACAAGAAGAAGCCTTTTTAAATATTTATCAAGGTGAAAAAGAAGTGATCGTCACAGGTGAAATTGGCGGTGCAATGTGGAAAGGGAAAATCGATTGTTTAAATTTAGAAGAAAAGTATTTTGTAGACATCAAAACAACCAAAGATATGCATGAGAAGAAATGGGATGAACGTTTAAACAGA